AATGTCGGCCCACAGAACGCAGTCGGCACCGGCGCATCGGCCTCAACCTTTAACGGCAACGCTTTCGGCCTGTCGCTCGTAGTTGACCGCAACTTGGTCGCTGCAGGCGGAAAGAACCTTTATGTCGGTGACAGCACTGGCTTCGAATGTTGGGAACAACAGCGCGGAGCTGTCAGTGTTGAACTTGCAGACGGTGCGCTCGGTCGAGTTATCAAGTTCCGAGGCTACTTCTCGTCTGTCATGATCGACGCGACGAAGTTCGTCAAGCGAGCCTGAACCGACTAGACGAGTAGAGAGAACGAACGATGGCAACATACACAGTCACGCATCACCAGCGTCTGTCAGATGTTGCCGTCGTTCAGACTCTTGAGAACACTGACATCGCGATCGGTCAAACGATCACGCTCTCAGGTCTAGGACATGGCCTCAACGGCTCACACATTGTCTATGCAGTACCGACCTATTTGTTCATCGGAATTGACGAAGAAGGCGACTACCTTTTCGACTCGGATGTCATCATTCCGAACCAGTTGCTCTTCAACGATGTCGGCGACGACCTCCCACGATCAGCTGCAGATCCTGTCGGATCGCTCGTCTGGACTCAGACTTGCACATGGATCACAGTAAGCGATCTCACCGAATTTCTCGGAATTAGCGGAGCGACCGCCAACGACACGCTATTCATGACCTCATCAGTTAACGCTTCAAATGCATGGTCATTTAAGCGCAGAGTTCAGGCCGGCTATCACGACAGTCTCACGACCGTCCCGGATGCTGCAGTCAAAGCTGGAGTCGTGCTCATGGCTGCATCGTTGTACCGTGAGCGCGGAAGTTTGGACTCCTTCAATAGTTTTCAAGACATGAACATCAGCGCACCTGTCGCTTCAATGGGTCGGATAAACCAGTTGCTCGGCATCAAGAGATCGCAAGTGGCATGAGATGGCAGGCATCTTCACAGACACGATCAGCGCTGTCTCAGCGACGATCACAGCTCTCGGCCTTGTGCCGGTCACTGATCCTCGGAACGCTCGACCTCTTACTGTATTCGTTGAGCTTCCTACTTTCAGTTCGTTCAATAACCAAACAGCGGACATCACGATCGATCTCCGAGTGTTGGGCGCGCCACCCGGCAACCAAGACACTACGGACTACATACTCGGAGTCGTTGATCAACTAATGGACTCCTCTCTCGCAGTCATCTCTGGCAGACCTACGATCGCATCGATCGGTTCTGCCGAGTTACCTGCTTACGACCTCACAATTAGAATCGGCACCAGCCGCATATAAAAGGACAAAACAATGGCAACAGTCACCTACCTCAGCAACCCCACCGTCACCGTCACAGCACCATCAGCGATGACCTTGACCGATCACTGCTCAGCTGCAACCCTGACCCTCACGGCAGAAGCACTTGAGAACACGGCCTTCGGTCAGACCTCACGCACTTTCACCGCTGGGCTTTACAGCAATGAGCTCACGCTCACACTGTTCCAGAGCTACGGAGCGACCGAAGTTGAGACCATGCTGAACACCTTGTTCGGTGTTGAATCCACACTCGTCATCAGCCCTGCCGGCGCAACCGAATCAGCCTCGAATCCTGAGTACACCTTGACAGGCTGCTACTTGGAAACTGTCACGCCGATCATGGCAACTGTTGGCGAGCTCTCAGTAGTTGAGGCAACCTTCAAGGGCGGAACCTACGGACGAGACATCACCTGATCTAGTAAGTAATCCGAACCCCGACTAGGAGAACAATGAAACTAACACTCAGCGTCAAGCTCGCCGATGGTGAGACCTACCAAGTCATCACGAACCTGTTCGTGATCATCTCGTGGGAGCGTAAGTTCAAGCGACGAGCATCAGATCTTGCGAACGGGATCGGGATGGAAGATCTAGCCTTCATGGCCTACGAAGCCAGTAAGCAGCAAGGTCATCCAGTCCCGATCTCATTCGATGAGTTCGTCAAGAAACTAGAAGATCTAGAAGTCGTGGAGACTGCGACCGCAGTCCCTACACAGGAGGCCACCGGCGACAACTAGCAGCTCTGCTAGTTGAGACTGGGTTCTGGCCTCCACACATAACATTCGAGACAGACGATCTGGCGACTTGCGTCCAGATCATCAATGAACAAAGACGGAAGACCTAATGGCTGCATCAGTAGGAATTGACTACGCAGGACTCAAAGATGCGCTCCGTGAAATCCAGAAGGTTGATCCTGCTCTCCGTCGCCAGATCACCAAGGACATCAAGTCCGCAATGGATCCTCTCGTCTCTGCGATCAAGGACTCAATTCCGTCGTCGCCACCGTTGACAGGACAAAAGCACAACGGACGCACAGCATGGAAGAACGAGTCAAAGAATGTCGTCGTCAAAGTGGACACGCGCAAAGCTCGCAAACGCAACCTCAGCGCAGGAGCACAGTACGAGTCCATCGGAACAGTCAAGATCACCGCTAAAGGTGCAGCTCTCTCCATGACCGACATGGCAGGACGAGGCCCCAACCAGACACGCAACAAGAACCCACTTCGAGCACGCCCAAATTTTGCTCAAGATCTGACCAGCAAACTCCGCAGCCCTTCACGCTTCGTCTGGGCGCGCTCTGACGACTATCTGGACGAGATCACACGGCGAGTTGACACGATCGTTCAAGAAGTCATGGGACAAACCAACAAGAGGATCGTGAAGCGCTAATGGCTATCAACCTCCCCATTATCTCAGAGTGGAACCCTGCCGGCATTGACAAAGCGATCGCCGACTTTAAGCGTCTAGAAACTAAAGGCGAGAAAGCTTCGTTCGCCATCGGCAAGGCTGCAGTCCCTGCAGGGCTCGCTGTCGCAGCTCTCGGCGCTGTCGCTTTTGATGCTGTCAAAGCGTTTGCCGAAGATGACGCTGCAGCCCAAAAACTTGGCACGACTCTCAAGAATGTCACCGGAGCATCAGACGCTCAAGTCTCATCAGTTGAAGACTTCATCTCAAAGACTTCAGTCGCTGCAGCTGTCGCCGACGACGAACTACGCCCAGCTCTTGACTCACTCATTCGAGGAACTGGAGATGTCACCAAGGCTCAAGACCTTCTCGGTCTCGCTCTTGATGTCTCTGCCGGTACTGGGAAGGATCTCGGTGCTGTCTCCGATGCACTCTCAAAAGCATTCAACGGCAACCTCGGCCCACTGAAGAAACTAGATCCAGCACTCGCCGATCTGGTCAAGAGTGGCGCATCAGCGGATGAAGTCTTTGCAGCAATGAGCGAGACTTTCTCTGGTCAAGCGGACACTGCAGCGAACACGACTCAAGGCAAGATGAAGAACCTCGGGATCCAGATGGGCGAACTTAAGGAGTCCATTGGTCAAGCGGTCGTCCCTCTCGCTGAGAAACTTCTTCCGAAACTGCTGGAGTTCGCTTCATGGGCTCAAAAGAACAAGGGCATCATCGTCGCTGTCGGTGCAGTGATCGGCGGACTCGCTGTTGCAATCATTGCAGTCAATACAGCTATGAAAGTTTGGACAGCAGTCACAAAAGCATTCGCAGCAGTCCAGAAAGTTTTCAATGCTGTGATGGGAATGAACCCGATCTTCCTCATTGCGATCGCTATCGCTGCCATCGTTGCAGTGCTCATCGTCCTCCAGCAGAAGTTTGACATCTTCGGGATAGCAGTTGAGGCCATCGGTACAGCATTTGAGAAAGTCTGGGACGCGATCAAGTTCGTCTTCGACTGGGCAGTAGATCACTGGCCCTTGTTGCTCGCAGTGATCACAGGGCCATTCGGTCTCGCAGTTCTCGCAGTCGTCACTTTCAAAGACTCCATCATCGGCTTTCTCGGCAACCTCATCGGATGGATCGGTACAGCATTCAAAACAGTCCTAGACCTCATCCTCTGGCCCTTTAAGAAAGCATGGGAAGGGATCGTTCTCTTCAAAGACATGGTGATCACAGTCTTCAACGGACTCAAAGATCTAGCCGGTTCAATCTTTGACAAAGTAGGCGGAGCGTTCAAAGGCGTAATCAACGCAGTCATCTCAGGTCTAGAAGGCGGACTCAACTTCGCCATCAAAGGCCTAAACATCATCCTTGACGGCATTGACAAAGCTGCCGGGCCTTGGGTCAACTTCGGCGAGATCCCAAATGTGAAACTGCCTCGACTAGCCGAGGGAGGAATTGTCAGTTCGCCAACCGTTGCCCTCATAGGCGAATCTGGCCCTGAAGCAGTGATCCCTCTTGACAAGCTCGGCAAAATGGGACAAGGCAACACGATCAACATCACAGTCACCTCAGCAGATCCAAACGCTGTCGTCGCAGCTCTCCAACGCTATGTCCGAATGAGTGGCCCAGTGCCAGTGACCACAAGGCCTCTCTGATGAATCAGAACCTTTGGAAGGTCACAGTGGACGGATACAGCCTTAACGGCTTCGTCTATTCGCTGTCATTTTTCAATGGGAAGAAGAGATGGCTGGAGAACTATTCGCCTCAAACGCTGTCGCTCACTATTGACAACTCGACAGGTCTTGCGTCCGCTTTCTTGCCCGGATCAGAGATCAAAGTTTTCAGGGATGGAGTTGGCACGAACAACAACGCTCGAAGCTTCTTCTACACTGAAAGCGTTTCGTACGATGACGGCTTCCAGTACGCCTCAGGTGGAGCGACAGCGACGATCACAG